AGCGATCAGCACGCAGCTGGTCATCATCCTCATACCGTCGCCTCCCCGTAGGTCGTGTATTCCTTGCTGATCCGCATACTGCCCTTCATGGCGTCGTACGCCTTCAGCAGGTTGTCGTAGTTCGGCGGGTTCCCGATGTGCATGTTGCACCAGGTCGCAATCGCCGTGATCACGTAGTCATCCTCCAGCGTGCTGCTGTCGGTGATCTTCTTCGTCGTTTCGTCCCGGCTGATCGACACCTCACCCGGAAGCACGATCTCCGCGGTCTTCGTCAGATCTGCCACTGCCGCGTTGATCTGCCCGATGATATTTCCGTCGTAGTCGTCCCCGCTCACCGGGAGCATGTCTTTCACTTTCTCAAACACCATGCCCATGCTTTCACCTTCTCCCCGCCATGTATTGCTCGTATAGTTCCCGGGTGTACAGGTGCGTGGCCGGGCAGTGGGTGTCCACCCACATTTCAAAGCCCGCGCACGCGGCCCGCACACAGAAGTGCCGGTCCTCCCCGCGCAGTGCGCTTTTGATGTTCGGGATCGGCGTGTAGTCTACCCCGGCCTCGAACACCTTCCGCTTCACCAGCGTCAGGGCCCCGGTCATCCCCACCCGGTAAAGTCCTTTGTGCTGCCATTCCGGCAGCGGCGTGCTGTACTGGTCGTACATCCATGCGTTGCACCACCATATCCCGCTTGCCGCCTGCGTCCAGAAGATCTCGCTCACGATGTCCTTGTCCGCTTCGATCAGCCGGTACAGCGTCCAGGGGTCCAGGATCAGGTCCGTGTCCGCGCTGAGCCAGTAGTCGAAACCGCCGTCCAGCATTTTCCGGATCGTCATATTCCGCAGGGCGCCCACCTTGTTCATCAGCTGGATGTTCCACAGGTGGTCCTCGTCGGTCTTGATGTAGTCCTCGCCGATCTCCACCTCGGTCCATTCCGCGCCGCGGATCTCGCCCTTCACTTCCGGGCAGTCATTCACCACAAAAAAGCGGCTGACCTCGAAACCCTCCGGAACCTCCAGCCGGTCGATGCTGTCCTGGTATTCCCGGAAGATGTCCGTGTCCTGCCGCAGCGGTGCACAGATCAGGATCTTCTTCATGCCTTTTCCCCCAGGTTGTCCTGGCCGGCATACACCGGCACGTGCGCGATATGTCCCGCCCGCACCGTCGGCTCGCACCAGATCTCACGGCCCAGCTGGTTCACGCGCCAGCAGAAGGCCAGATCCTCGCCGTAGTAGTCCGTCGGCTGGAAGCATGTGCCGTATTTCTGGTTCACGGCCTGCAGCAGCTCCACGGTGGTCATCACCGCGGCAAACCCGCAGCCGTCCACCCGGAAAGGCCTCAGCCCGAAGTCCTTCACCTGCTTGATGTTGTTCTTTTCGATGGATGTGTAAATACAGGGCCCATACGGCGGCCGGCGGCTCACGAACGCACCGCAGACCATGTCCTTCCCGACTTCCATCAGGTCGTCCACGATCTGCTCGTCAAATACCATGTCGCTGTCCAGCCACAGCACGTGTGTGTAGTTCTCGTTGATTGCCTTGTTGGCCAGGCGGTTCCGGGCGTAATACACCAGGGTTCCGCTCTGGATCTCGACGTCATACGCCACGCGCCTCCGCCCCAGTTCGCACTGGAGCCTTGCCAGGCTCTTCACGAAATCAGCGTGCACGTAGTCCGTCGTGGGTACCGCGATCAGCAGCCGTATGCTCATTTTTTTGCCCTCGTCGTCTTCTTCGCTGCCGTGCTCTTCTCCGGTGTTTCGATCTGCTCCCGGATGATCACCGGATCGGCCAGGCCGTACCGGAGCAGGAAAGAGGCACGGGCCGGAGACACCTCTACGATGTCCCCGGCCTTGCCCTTTTCAATCCTGTTCGGCTTTGTCAGTCGAACCTTCATCAGGTGGTGGCACCGCCGGCGGGCTTGCACAGCTTCACCAGGCGTCCGGGAGCGGTCACGCCGGTGCCGACATACTGCCGGGCCACGACCTTCACCAGGTCGTCTTCCGCCAGGGTCAGGTCGTCCCACTTGATCACGACGTCTTCGCCTTCGGGGTAGTTCGCCTGGAAGGCCTTCAGGTCGCCGACGATCGCGTACATGTCGTTGGTGCTGGCGCTGGAATACGCCGGCAGGGCGCTGCACTTGATCACGTTCATTCCGTCAAACGGATTGATGGCGAAATTGCCGGCCGCGTAGGCAGCGTTGAAGGCCTGGATGGTCAGCGGGTTCAGCACGATGCACAGGTCGGTGGCTTCCTCGCTCACCTGGGCCGCAGCGTCCTGGGCAACCATGACGCCGGGGGCCTCGGTGATCTTCGGGATGCCGATCACGCTGGCGGTGTGGCTGGTGCCGGCGGCGTCCGCCTTGGCAACCAGGTTGGCCACGACCTTGTTCAGGACGCGGTAGGCCATTTCGTTGTAGATGTATCGGACGAATTCTTCGCCGCCCATCGCCACGGCTTCATCGGAAATGGTGATCCACTTCTTCACGTTGCCGGGGGTCAGGTCGACCTGGCCGATCTCCAGGTTTTCCTCGGTGAGGCCGGTCGTGCCTTCGGAATGGTTGTACGCGCCGTCCGCGCTCTTCTCAAACGGAACCTTCAGGTTGCCGCGGAAGAAGGTCTTGGTGATCCGGCGCAGGAACTCGTTGCCTTCCCAGGCGGTCTTGATCACGTCTTCAACGATCGTGGGCACCGGCACGGTGCCGCTGGCGGTGACGGTCAGCAGGGCGCGGCACTCCTTGTCGTCCCCGCTGATGATGTACTGCTTGTACGCTTCGGCGTACGCAGCGCTGGAGCGGATTTCCATTTCGTTCATGGGTTTGTCCTCCTTGTGTTCTTCTTTGGTCTCGCCGATCTCACCGTCGGCGATCTTCTGCCGAAGCTCTTCTTCTTCGGCGGCTTTGGCCTTGATTTCGGCCAGCTGGGTCTTCAGCTGCTCGGATTCCTCCGCCAGCTTCCGGGCTTCCTCGTTCAGCGCGTCCAGATCGGCTTCCGGGTTTTCCAGAGTCGCTTCGATCTCAGCTTTGCGCTGCTCGATCTCGCCCTGACGCGCGATAATCTGCTCACTCGTCATGGTTGTCTTCTCCTTTCAGGATTTTCCGGATCTCGCCGATCCTGCGCTGCCGCTCTTCCTCGGCCTGAACCTCCTTCAGGACCTCGGCGATCAATCCGTCGCCGATCGTGCGGGCGCTAATTTCAGTCGCGTCATTGGCCGGTAATGACACGGCAGAAACGTCAAACAGTTTTCCGATCTTCGTGATCGTCCGCAGTACGGTGATATGCCCGTCCGCGTCTTTCGTGGTCTTCCGTTCCTCACCGGTTACGGTGAAGCCGAAGCTCATCTTGTTGGTGTATCCGCCCTCGATCTCCTCGAACAGCTGGCGGCCGATCTCCGTCCCGCCCAGGTTGGCGCAGATATGCAGGCCGTGATCATCCGCGGCCAGCTCCAGGGTGCCGTTGGCGATCCTGGCAAATACGCGGCCCTCGTGGTCATACTGCATAATCACGTCCGTCATGTCCGTCTCGTCGAACGCGTGGCGGTCCACCTGCTCGTTCACGGTCATTTCCCTGTCCCGCCACAGCTCGTAGGGCATATTAAAAGTCGTGGCATATCCTTCCACGACTTTCGCGCCATCCTCCGCCGTCCGGGTTTCCATCTGGCCGGCATCAATCTTCCGGTATTCCCTCTTGTCAATCTTCGTTGGCATTGTCGTCCCCTCCGTTCTGATCTTCCGCCGGTTTCTTCTCCTCCGGCGGGTTGCTGATGTCGTAATACTCGCCGCGCGCCGGAATTTGGCTTCCATAGGGTTCCGGCAGCGGCGGCAGGTTCTCAATCTCCCGCAGCTCGTTCCGGGTCATCAATCCGCGGTCCGCGTTGGTCTTGATGGCTTCCAGCTTGTCCTTGGTGCTCATGTACTGAAGCCGGTTGGATGAGAAGAAGATCTCGTTTTTGTAGCCCATCCGTTCCCGCTCTGTGAACATCATCTTGCTCATCTGCTCGCTCAGCTGGATGGCGATCCACTCAATCAGGCCTTCATAGAAGGCCAGCCATTCGTCGCCGATTGCCTTGTTCTGCAGGATGGACTCGTTCACGCCGAAGTAGTTGTACACGTTTTCCCGGATCAGTTTTTCCTGTTCCGGGTCGATCTTGTACGCTTCCTGCTTCAGCTGCTGTACGTTGGTGTACGTGTTTGGGAACAGGATCACGCCGCCGCTGGTTTTCTTGTTCCCGAAGGTGGCGGCGTTGAACCGCTTCATTTCTTCGCTCAGGTCGTCATCCGTGGCCCAGTTGTCGCTCTGCGCCATGAAGCGGTAGGTCGCCCCGTTTTTGACGCCCTCTTTGATTCCCTGGCGCTGCATGTCGATCAGCTCCAGCACCGGCTGCATAGCCGCCTGGTTGCTTTCGCCGAACAGCTCGTTTTCATACTGGAACCGGGTCAGGATGCCCACGTCCGCCAGGCGTTCCGCGCGGAATTTCCGGTCCTTCAGTTCAAAACGCAGCCACGGCTCGTCCTGGTACTCCACCAGGTCGAACTTCACCGGCGCGATGTTGATCGCTCCGTTCTTGTTGCCGAACTCGTCCCGCGTCGGCACCAGGAAGGAGTTGCTCCGCACGCCCAGCACCGTCGCCGTCTGGTAGAAGAACGTGCTCCACTCCTGGTAGCGGTTCGGCTTCACCTTCAGCCGGTTCTGCAGTTCCGGGTGCGCGCTGCCCTTCAGGTTCGGCTTCAGCTTCGCCGTATGCCGTCCCCAGGCGTCCAGGCTGGCCCGGATCAGCTCGCTCTCGTAGATGGAGCCCTTCCAGGTCGTGAACGCCGGCTTGTAGCCCTCCAGCAGCTTGAAGGTCTTCGCCGCTTTCAGCGCCGCCGGCTGCTCCCGCTTCCCGAATACTTTTTCAAACATTCCCATCAGCTGTCACTCCTCCGCCGGCTCTTTCCCGGTTCTCGTCATCTGTCCGGCGGTTATACCTCCGCCGCCTTCCGGCCTTTTTTCTCGTTTGTCAGTCTCGTGCCCAGTTCGGTCCATTTGAACTGCCGCATGGCCATCGCATCCAGCAGGGCGGCCATGCCGTCCACGTGGGCGTTCTTGCTGATCTTCACCAGCTTTTTCCGCGGGTGGGCCTGTTCCGCGTTGCTCTCCATCTGCTGGGCGCTGTCCGCGAAATGGATCTTCAGCAGGTCGTTGTCGTCCATGTCCCGGATACGGCCTTCCCGCAGCATCCCCTCGAACGTGTCGCTCACGCTGGACAGGTTGAAGCCCTGGCTCACGGTGTCCGTCTTGAAGCTCTTCGCGTTCAGCTTCTGCACCAGTTCCGGGCTTCCCCACCGGTCATATCCGACCATCAGCGGGAACACCTTGTACTTCCGCACCAGGTCCATGCACCAGGCCAGCACGTCGTTGTTGTCGATGAACTCGTCCCCGCTCAGGCTCAGGAAGCCCTTCCGGATGTAGATCTCGTACGGGATCTGGTCCCGCTTCGTCGCTTCCTCCAGCCGGTTCTTCGGCAGCCAGAAGTGACTGTGCACCCACAGCACGCCCTCCGCCTCGCATACCAGGCATGCGCTGGTCAGGTCCGTCGTCTGCGATAAGTCGATGCCGACCACGCAGTAATGATTGCGGATCTCCTCCAGTGGCTTCCGCCACCCGAAGGCCTTCTCGATATCCTCCGCCCGCAGCCATGCGGTGCTCAGGTTCTGCTTCAGGTTGCAGTATTTCGTCTTGAACTCGATCTCTTTCGAGATGGATTCGTGTGCGACGTCAATCTCTTTCCGGATGAAGTCCCGGCTCACACTCTCGCCCAGGCCCGGCAGGCTCTTCTCCAGCTCGTCCATGTCGTCCCACTTCGCCGGATCATCAATCATGTACAGGATCGGCAGCAGGTGCTTCTCCCGGCTGTTCCCCATCAGGAACGCCGTGCCGCGCTTCATCAGCTCGTCAAACAGCCCCTCGTTCTCGTACCCGCCGGAGCTGAGGGCGATTCCCAGCGGCTCCTCGCGGGCGCCGGTACCGGATACCATGACTTCCCACTGCCGCAGGCCCGCCACTCCGGGCCATGCGGCCACCTCGTCAGCGCTCCAGAACATCGGGTTATAACCATCGGATTTTTTACTGGAGAACGCCAGCTTTTTGATGGTCGTGTTCGTTTCCTGGATGAACAGGCCCCTGTACTTCGTGCTCCGGGTGATTGCTTCCAGCTCCGGCTCCGCGTGCACGTTGTACTCGACCGCGGAGAACAGCAGGTCCGACTGGTCAATTTTCGGCGCGAGCGCGTAGCACTCAGATCCGTATTCCCCGCAATAGGCCAGGTACGTGCAGATGGCCGCGCACAGGATCGTCTTGCCCTGCTTCCGGCCGATGAGCAGAAATACCTCGACAAATACCCGCCGCACGCGGTCGTCGACAATCCCGAAGATCAGCTCGATCGTGGACCGTTCCCACAGGCTCAGCTTGATCCGCTGCGGCGCCAGGCGGCCCTTGTAGTGGTGGCAGTATCTCTCGATAAACTGCACCGCGTTTTCGGCCCGTTTCCGGCTGTAATACCACCGGTGCTCCGTCAGCCCCTGGAGGATCACATCATACAGCAGCCTGATCCATTTCCCGACGGCCACGCCGCCGCTGATGATCTCGTTCCAGTATTGCAGGATCGCGCTCGCCAGCGTCAGGTCGGCAATATTCTTTACCCCATGCCCGTCTCCCGCCTCACGCGTTCATGCGGAACTTGTCCAGGTCGCGTTTTGCCTTCTCGACTCTCGCCCCGCGCTCGCTGATCATGCTCCCGATCGTGCTCAGGCACTTGTTGGCGCTTTCCACGTGGCGCGGCAGCTCGCTCAGCAGCGGGTGGGCCACTTCCACGTCCCCGGTCTTGTAGGTCTTCAGAACGGTCAGCCCATCCTCCGCCAGCCGGTCCCTCATCTGGTCGATCAGCCCGGCCTCTTCGGCGTAGATCCGCGCGGCTTCCTGGAAGTCCTGCTCGTTCTCGATCTGGTAGATCTTCCCGAAGTTCAGCATCTTCCGGAATATGGCCGCGGGAGTGATTTTTTCATTCGGCTTGCGTGCCTTCGTCCTTTTCACGGGCTTCTCGCCCTGGGCGCTCTTCTTCGTCGCTCCCGCGGCTTTTGTCCGGTTCTTCACTGCCGGCGCTTCGTCCGGCTCCAGGAACGCCACCGTGCGGGCATCCACCCGCTTCGTGGCTCCGCGCATCGCCGGTTTCCGCGCTCCGGCGTCCACGCTGTTGATGATCTCCGCAAATTTTGCCTCCAGCTCCTCGGTCGTCTCCTCCCGCTGGCGCTTTTCGTCTTTCGGCTTCTCCGGCCGGTTCTTCACCTGGGCAGATTTCACCGGCTTCGGATTTTTCGCCCCGGATCTCTTCCCGGTCTCCGGCGATCTGCCGTCACCCTCCGCCTGTCTCATCTCACCCTCCTGTGATCTCGTCAAAAGTCCTGCGAACTCATCAAAAAAACGGCGCGTTTTTGCGTCGTTTTTCGCTGCATATTTATGCGGTTTTATCCGGTTCCTTCATTGTCGCGCGCCCGTGGACGCGCGTCCCCCGCGCCCTCGGCGCGCTTTTTTTACC